ACCTTCGAGTCAAGGGCATGGCAGGTAAGGCGTACTCGTGTCGAACGTCAACACTCCGATTGGTTCGAGCCAAGCTACGTCGCAGACGAAAAGCTTGTTGCTCCGGACGTCGGATACTTGATCATCGACGTGAGTGACGGCACCTAAATCGTTCGACAATTGAAACGAGGTTGAGGCCTGGGGTTCTTCGGAGCTCCAGGCTCCAATCCGGAAAGGAATCTGACAAATGCTAACAAGACAACGCCTCCGCAGATTGGAAGCGGTTATCGGCTCAATCAGTGATACAACGGACACAGTTGTTCAAGAGAACGATGGCAAGCTTGCTGATGATGTCTACCTTCATTTCGGCAGTGGCTCTGGTGGACTCGCTGACCTGGTCAACTTCGACTTCAAGATGGGTTGGTCTGCGAGTAACAATCGTTTCCAGATTCTTCCTTTCAGGCCAACAGTCGGTGAGCAATCACGTGCCCATGGTCTGCATATCGACTTGGACGACCTTTTCACAGGCATAGGGGCAGCACAGCAACGTGGGGTCACCATTGAAGGCGGACGTGCCGCTAGTGGTGCAGTGCTCGATGGCGACGCCCATGACATCTTGTTCGTGGCGGATTTGACGAACCGAGCACAAAGCATCAACGGAGCCTACGGTCGTGCGTTGTCTGCCACGATACAGAACCGTAATGCGGGAACGTTGTCCAGCATGCAGGGTGCTTTGATTTCGACTCGGCAGCGCGGTGACGGTGGTGTCGTCGGAGAAATCCGCACGTTGCGGATAGACCTGACTCACGACGTTGGTGGAGCAGAGTCCACTGGCTTGGTCGAAGGCCAGCGAATCAACGTCAAGGTCCATGCGCATGGTCCTGCCCACGGTGATACTCAAGGTATTGCAGGGTTGGTAGTCAACAATGATGCGACGGGCAGCTACAACAACAAGGCGGATGCTTTCAAGATCCGATCGTTGGGACAGCCGTTCCGGTATCTGTTCGACTTCTACGACTCACGAGTCAATCTGGCTGGCCCCGCCATCATGCGGTTCCCGGTCAACTCGGGATCGTTGCCAACCCTTTGGTTCATCGGAGCACAGACCGACGACAACGGTATCCGAGGCGAAGTCGGTGCAGACAACACCATCGCTGACGGCAGTTGGTACATGTCGGTCTCGGCCGGTGCTGGTGCCCTGTTCGTCAAGGTGAACGACGTGTGGGTATCAACCACGTAACGAACGACGAAAGGCAGCAACAGGATGGACGTGCTTATAGAGAAGCTTCAAACTCGTGTCGGTGACCTGGAGCTTCAACTTCAGGTCACTCGCGGGAGGGTTTCGGGAATAAGCGAAGCACTGGTCGAAGAAGAACAGGGCGCGTACCAACTTGAGGGCGCACTGATGGAAGCTCAGAACACTCTGGCGTTAATCGATCAAGAAGCAAAGCGAGCAATAGAAGAAGCAGAAGAAGCAACCGAAAAAGGAAAGGCGAAACCCAAATGAAGGCAGCAAGAGGATTCACTCACGGTGATGGGAAAAAGACCTATCGCTTTCTAACCGGCGAAGAAGTGCCGGACAAGATCGTGGAGCAACTTGGCGAAGCAGCCAACACCTTGATCTTGGAGAAGGCCGCAAAAGCCAACCCTGATGTTCTTTCACGAGAACAACTTCTGGAGTTGGCAGGGTTGCCCACCGATGAGATTCCCGAGGCAGTAGAAGCTGAGTTCGACGAAGACCAGTTCCGTGAGGCCATGGTGAATCTCAGCACCAAAGCCGACCTGATCGAGTGGGCGGAGACTACCCTTGGTGTTGAGGGCTTGGAGAAGGCCTGGAAACGCTTCGAGATTGAAGACGCCATCGTCGGAGCCTATACCACCGCAGAAGACGAAGACGAGTAATCCCAGGAGACGTGGGTAGTGGCTTATGTTGAACTGGCGGATGTCAAGAAGGTTCTGAAAGACAGTCTCTTCGATTATCCTGGGAGCATCGCCAGCGAGTTTGAGTTCGCAGAAGCGTATATCAACGGACGCCTGGCTGGTCACTACCCTTTGCCTTTCGACGACACCGACATCTACGCTTCGGTGCCAACTCAGATCAAGTGGATTGCAGCACACCTTGTTGGCTACAAGCTTTGGGATGGAGCCGTCGCCTTGGAAGGACAGACTTCCGACACCGCAGCAAAGAGGTGGAAGAAGTTGGCTGACGAATGGCTAACCAGACTCGTTAAGCTTGAAGAGCTTTTGGTGCTCGAAGATGGCACCATCATCAGCATCACAAACGACACCCTTCGATTCTATCCTTCGGGTGTCAGAGACAAGGCCGACAACGACAAGAACGTTCCCATGTTCAAGCGTGCAGACGCACACCAGTGGTAGCCCATGCCTATCGCATTGGACATTAGTTGGCAGGGCAGAAGTGCTTCTGATTTCTCCAGAGTGTTTGCTGCAGCTGCCAGAGTCAGAAGCTTCAAACCAGTACTGAAAGAGATAGCCTCCGAAGTTATCGGTCCTTCAATCGAAAAGGATTTCAGTGTTGGAGGACGACCTCCGTGGGTTCCACTTGCACAGTCCACTGTCAGAAAGAAGTCACGACAAGGTGCTGCTTCTCCTTCAAAGATTTTGGTTCACAGCGGAGCAATGGCACAGGCTGCTTCCGATCACCGCAAGTACAAAATCAATCGCGATACGTTAAGGGCAGCACCGTTCAAAATTCGTTACTGGGGTTACCATCAGGTTGGTGATGGTGTCCCACAACGTGTCATCATGATGCTTCAAGCTGCTGACCGTTCAGAAATTACCCGCATCTTCGCGAACTACATTCGGACGTTTATGGTCTTCGATCCACGCAAGGCTGGAGGACGACAGTTCACAGGAGGAGGCCTGCCATGACCCTGGCTACGGACTTGAAAGTATTGGGGCGCCACTTGACAGACATCTTCGAAAGCGAAAAGAACAACTTGCTTCTGACGGACTCCTCACCAGCATATGAGGTGGCTGTTTATGGCGAACCGAAGGTCATCACTCAATGGCCGACGTTGTCCGTGCAGCCAGCGGAGAAGGTGCGCTCGCTGCGCGAGGGCGCCACACGCAAGTTCGATTTGACCCTTCGCTACTCTGTGATCATTTACCATGGCAAAGTGGCTGACACCTTGAGCATCCAAGAAGGCACACACGAAAGGGCTGAGCGTGTTGAGACTTTTCTTCATACGGATTTCAAATGGAACTTCATTGATGCAGCCGACAAGACCAAACACCAAGTCATCTTTGGATATGTGACTCTGTTGGATCACCCAGTAGTGATCGCACCAGATGAAGAATTGTGGTCATCAAGCCGATTGGAGTTGACAGGAATGAGTCAGGAGTTGTTCTGATGAAAATGAAATACACCGGACCAGGTGATGACAAGCGAACGCTCGAAGTCACCGACGCAGAAGGCAAGCGGCTGATCAAGACTGGCCTCTACAAAGAGGTGGTCAAGAAAGCTGCTGCCAAGACCAAGAAGAAAGGGGCTAACTGATGGTAGATGTTGGAGGAGGAGGCCACCTAAAGGTCTCCCTTGAAGCAGTCCGAGGAACCTACACCGCAGCCACAGTGACTGTCCCGATTGAAAGCGAGAGTCTTCAAGAGGTTCGCACTGACTCATGGCGCTCACCTCTGCTTGGCAGGGCTGTCACTCAGGGCAAGGTGGGTGGTCGGGCTGGCGTGGAAGGCACCATTGTCATGGAGGCTTTGCCATACCCAATGGTTTACTTCTTGGCTGCATCGCGCTGGGGCAACAACATCGCTGAAGGTGGAATCGGACCCTGGACTTACACGGCCACCGATGATGCGGCAGCCCATGTCAAGCAGACACTGCGGTCGCTGTCAATAGGCATAGACCGAGCTGGGGTTGGATTCGCTTACCTGGGTTGTCAAGTAACTCGGATGAGGTTCTTCTTCGATGACGGTATCCCCAAGGTGGAGTACTCCATCATGGGTCTTGAGGAGACCACTGACTACACACCGACATCCCCAACGGACCCGACAGAGGTTCCGTTCGGTGCTGATGAGACGGTAGTGAAGGTGGCGGCTTCGCAACGAGTTGACCTTGACTCCTTGGAAATCACCTTCGATGACAACGGTGAAATCAAGTACAACTTGAGTGGTCAGGAAGCTGCGGACTATGTCAAGTACGGTGAGTTCATTGGTGATGCCTCATTCGAAATTGACTTCGAGTCGAAGGCTGACTATGCCCTTTGGAAAGCCCGCACCGTTCAGGAGTTGATCATGACCTGCACTGTGGATGCCGACCAGATTCTCGATATCGAGATGCATGGTGGTGTCTACGACACCTTCGAAGTTGGCTTGACAGGGCTTGGTGACCAGGTTCGAGCGTCAGCTGGACTGAGGGCTGTCTACGCGACGGCTGACACAGCTGCTGCCCAGATTGTTCTCACTACGGCTGTCCAAGTGATCGTCTAAGAGTTTCGCACAAAAGTAGAAAGGAAGGTGTGCGATGGACAAGAAAATAGTAGGGGCGAAGTCAAAGCCTCAACAAAAGGAATACCCGTTGGAGTCTGCTCCAGGTGGATTCGTTGAAATCAGGAGACTGAAGCATGGCGAGTCCACCGATCGGTTGGACGAGATTCTTGCTTTCAAGGAAGGCCCAACCCCAGGAGTAAATCTTCGGGTGTTGTCCAACTGGAAGGCTCGACTCTTCGACTTTGCAAAATGCATAGTCGACCACAATCTCGGCGACGAGGAGACCGGAGTGAAGTTTGACTTCACGAAGGAGGTGGATGTCTACGAACTCGACGAGGACATTGGCGATGAAATCCAAGGACTCATAAATCAACACCACGGCAGAGTGGAGATTGAGGAAGACGAAGACGATGATGTCCCGGAGTCAGACCCAAACTCCTAAAGAGTCTCGATCGTTACTTCATGGTAGCGTTCAGCGACCGACCAAATCGCAAAGTCAAGCTGACTGCCGAAGCGAGGCTTGCTTCCGATTTGGCAAATGCCTATCTTGCCGGACATCTTCCGCAAGTTGGAGGCTGGCTCGATCAAGACTCGTACTACGTTCGGCTCATCGACATCGCATTGTCTATTCGTACCAGCAGGGCTGTCACCGCACAAAGAACCAAGGCCAGAAGGTTGAAGCTTAGAAGAAGGAAGTAAATGGGTTCCAGGTCAGAGAATCTGGTCCTAGTTGTAAGGGCCAAGAATCAGGCACGTGGTGTACTGCGTGGTGTTAGTCGTGACCTGGGCAAGATGGATGCCAAGACTACCAAGTTCGGGAAGTCGGCGATGGCAGTCGGCAAGTTTGGTGTCAAGGCCTTTGCGGGAATAGGTGTCGCGGTTGCCGGTCTGGCAGTGATTGGCGTAAAGTCCTTCGCTAAGTTCGAAGACAAGATGAATCAGTCACTCGCCATCATGGGCGACGTGGCTCCGAAGCTTCGCGATGAGATGGCCAGTACCGCGAGGGCCATTGCAAAGGAGACTCGGATTGGTGTCAACGATGCTGCCGAGTCGTACTTCTTCTTGGCATCAGCCGGACTCAACGCTGAGCAATCCATCGCAGCCTTGCCACAAGTCGCTGCGTTCGCCCAGGCTGGTATGTTCGACATGGCCAGGGCCACCGACCTCGCTACTGATGCACAGTCCGCACTGGGTCTGACTGTAGATGACTCTGAGGCAAATCTAACCAACCTGACTCGCGTCACCGACGTTCTTGTCAAAGCGAACACGCTTGCCAACGCATCCGTGGAACAATTCTCTGAGTCGCTAACCAACAAGGCTGGTGCAGCTTTGAAAGTTGTGAACAAGGACATCGAAGAAGGCGTGGCCGTGCTGGCTGCGTTTGCTGATCAGGGTATCAAGGGAGCCGAGGCTGGCACCGCATTGAACATCGTGATGCGGGAATTGCAAACGAAGTCCATCAAGAACAAGGAGAAGTTCAGGGAATTCGGTGTTGAAGTCTTCGACTCAACTGGCAAGATGAACAATATGGCCGACATCATCGGCGACCTTGAAGGTGCGCTAGAAGGTATGTCGGATGAGCAGAAGAAGTCCACGCTCGCGCAGCTCGGGTTCAATGACAAATCCGTTATCTTCATTCAGACCTTGCTTGGTACTTCAGAGAAGATCAGGCAGTACGAAAAGGATTTGAAATCGGCTGGTGGCACCACACAAGAAGTGGCAGACAACCAAATGAAATCCTTGAGTGCCGAGTTTGAGATTCTTGGCAGCAAGGTCAATGACATGATGTTGGGTCTGGGTGAGGAGTTGGCTCCAGCCATCAGGGATGATTTGATCCCTGCGTTGGAGACTCTGGTTCTTACAACCGGGATGTTCGTGGAAGCTATTGGTCCAGGTCTAATAAAAGCGATAGGTTGGGCTACGGACGCGATGGTCGGATTCCAAGTCATCGTGTTGGACCTTGTGAGTTTGTGGGACGATGAAGCCGGACGCAAGGCACGCCAGATCGTTCTCAATAAGGAACTGGCCGAGGGTCTTGGCGACACTATAACGCCACACAAGAGGTTGGCAGCAGCCATGATCACCTTGGGCAAGCAGAACGCTTGGACTGAGGATGGTTTGAGGTCCCTGATTTCAACCATAGGTACGAACAACCTTGAAACTGGTGCAGCAGTAGCAATTGTAAGGGAGTATGCCGAAGCCCAGGGTTATAGTGCCGAATTTATTGAGATGTTGGATAACGCGACCGCTGATGCTACTCTCACCAGCGAACAATGGTCGGCTGCTTTGAACACCGGAGCGTTTGAACTCACAATGTATCGGGGTGAGCTTGATGAAACGACTGGCGAGTACATGAGTCTGGAAGATCAGATAGCTGCCACCATGGACATGCAAGCCGAATACACTGATCAGCTGCGAGCTTTGTCTGATCCACTCTTCGGTGCAGTCAAGGGCATGCAGGGATTGGCTAAGGCCGAAGAGGTGGTTCACGAACTCGAACACAAAGGCAAGAAGGGAACTGAAGAATGGAATCTTGCCATGATAGATTTGGCAGAGGCGACCTTCGGTGCACAGGACGCCCTTGACGAAATGGATGAGACTCAACTCATTGCAGCCATGGATGCCATTGGGTTAGCGACCGGACAAACTCGGGAAGAAGTCGCCTTGATGTTGCAAGACCTTGGCATTCTTAATGGGATGGATGTTGCTTTCGCGATTCGTGCCCAAGTGATGGCAGGCACCCAGTCAGCGCAGTCCGTAAACGTTTCAGCACATGGCGGATCGTTCTTCCGTGGTGAGGAGATGATCGTTGGAGAGGATGGCATCGAATTCATTACGGCAGCCACCTCTGGCACTGTGGTGTCCAATCCCAACACAACCGGCGGGAACTTCAACAGCTTCTTCGGGTCAGGTGGAGGAGGAGGCACATCTTCGGGCATCACAATCCAAAAATTGAACATCACTGTAGAAGACGACTTGCGCGATCCGGGAGCAGGTCGAAGGTTTATCGAGAGGCTTGTGAGTGACATCGAAAGCTACAACAGGGAACAAGTCAGATGATATTGCGTATTGGTAGATGGGGTGATGACGTAGAAATAGAAAGTCCTGAGTCCTGGCAAGACGTAGCTTCTGCAGGCCAGAACCAAGTCGTTCGTTTGGCTGGCCACATCGCACAAACAACTCTTGTATTGGCGCAGGCAGCTCGAACCGAACTCCTGGAACAAATTGGGATGATGGTGGCCGTGACTTGGTCTGCGGATGCAACTCGTGATGGGTTTTACATTCTGAGGTCAGCCACCATGGACCTCCTTCACCTAACCGATTCTGGTTACATTGGATTTCAAGTAGAACTGGAGCGAATAGGTGGTGTCGGTCAAACCGAACACCAATCGCTTCTGACTGGTGCCCTGATCGCTAATGCCCATGGCCTTGATGTTGGCGAAGTCCAGTTCTTCCATTCGCCTCCAGTTGGCGCTCTTGCTTACGATGGCGGCAAGGTCGGCTCGCCAACTGCATGGACCCGTACTACCGAAGATGGTTCCATCCCAGTGATTCTGGACTTAGACACTTCCGTTGATCCGAAGTGGGCAGTGGACCCCAGCGACTACTATGACGGTGGTTGCTACGTCAGCGTGGACGGTCGCGTTAGGGCTGGACTCGACGCTCCGAATACTCCAGGCACTTGGGAGATAGGCAACAAGCTTCTGAAGGTGACGCCAGGTGGAGGTGGTTCTTCCAACGGTCGAATCATTGTCTCGCATTGGGACGGTTCTACGTATGAGGCTGTCACCTACAACATCAAGTTCGCTACGACAACAGTCATTCCTAAGTGGCATTACGTTTCGATCATTCGCAACACTGCAGAGGTGGTCACCATTCGCTTGGTGCGTGACGCAGAGGAGGCACCTGCAACCACCCATCGTCACGTTCTTGATTTGACTCTCCGGCGAGGGTCATTGTTCGTGTCTGCTTACTACACCTGGACTGGAGGTGCCACCACCTGGGCGCTCGACCGAGACGCCACTGAAGCCTCAACCGCCATCACTCCAGCCGGAGCAACCTCAGCTATGGCACTTCGAGCTACCGTCAACGACGGCAACGGAAACCGCTACGTCATGGGTTCATCCAAAGCGACCACGAAAGACACTGCTAACGGTGGACTCGACTTCGCTTCTACCAAAACCTTTGACTTCTTCCTCGGCGCTGAAATCGGCGGATCAGGAGCTGCCGCCAATGACCAAGCTGCCGACCAGTGCCTCCAGTATCTGGCACCGTTCACGGAAGTGGTCAGGGCGGTTCGTAGATGATCACCGAACACTACATGGATCCAGGATCGTTTCATGTACCTCTCAGAATCGAAGCTCCCTATGACCTCTTGGAGAAGGTTGTTGAATTCGGCAATCTTGTGGTCACACCACAGCACATCAACCCACCGGACATTATTTCTGACGTTGACTTGTTGACTGCAGCTCGCTATGCTGGAGTCGTTTTGGAAACCGAATGGGCGAATGGTGCTCTAGCAATTCTCGGACAGGGGATGGGTTGGTATCTGGGAGATGCCGAAGGGAAGGGTCCGGTCATCGAAGCGGAGCTGTCGTTTTCAGCAGCGACTCTGTCTACGGTCCTTCAAACTACAACTGGCATTCTTCCCGACGCCATCACCCAGGGGACCATCACCCTCACCGGACTCAACACGTTCACTGGTCTTTTCAATTGGGAGTTGCCGATAGAAGCAATCCGTACGGTGATGACCGATCTTAACGCCCACTTCCGAGTGAATCCCAACGGAACTATTGATGCGTCGAAGACCTCCCAGGATGAGGTGTTTGTTTTCACATCCCCTTCGGTGGTGGTGGTTCGTCATGGGTGGGGTTCCGACCCAACATATGATGGGGTGCCTTCTCGTCGCCTTGTCACTCGTCGCGATGCTTATGAGTTTGTCACCAAGCTACTGATCCTCGATGAACAGGAAAATGGCACTTTCACTTTGGTTGACTCGGATACCGTCGCCCATTCTTACAAGGACATCCATGGCAACGCTTTGTTGCGATCAGCCGTCATTTCAAAACCGGCTACTGAAGAAGCTTCGCTGACTAATTACATGGCTAATGAGTTAGCCCTACTCAATGTCAATGACGAACAAGAAATCGAAACTGATCAGTATGAGATTTCTGGTGGCAACCTTAACGTGGGTGACATGTTCTGGATTTACGATCCACCATCAGGGTTCGTTGACACGGACAATGAAGTCTGGTTTCGAGGTCAAACGATATGGCCAAAGAAGACCAGGCTCCTCGAAGCATCTTGGCCAGTTGCCGACGGAATGGGTGTCTACTACCGACCTGATACGGCTACTGCATCGGCCGATTGGATTGACTTGACACGATACATAAACTGGGAGACGGGATGACTTTCACTCGACTACGAGTAGGGACCAAACCATTTAGAAGCAAGCCGCCACGCCTGGGGGCACCTTGCGTGGAACCTTACATTCGGGGGTCCAATATTTTGAAGGATCCTGGGTTCGAGATACACTCAGGACTGGTACCAAAAGGACCAGATAACTACGA